AAATTTTTCAAACAATAATGCTGAAGTTAATTTATTATCACAAGTAAGCATTGCTGCTCTTGTGTTTATCATAAATGCTTGTGAGTTTTGAAAAGCAGATATTAAAGATAGACCACCTTCATCTTGTAATGCACCACCTCTAACCATACAAATGGTATCTTTACCTATGAAAGTGTGTTTACCACCGTCACCATCATAGTTGTAAACTGTTAAGGTATTTTTATCTTCGTCTTTATCTGTAATGATTGTAGTTTTAGTATTGACTATGATACACTCTATGCCTTTTTTCTTACACGCTTTTGATATAAGATCAGCAGTTGTATTTTCTTTAGGGTCATCTGAATCTGCTATTGTAATAATAGCAACAGATATAGGTTTCTGCTTACGCTCTAAATCTTGTTCTACAAAAAATTCTTTAAACTTTGGTATTTGCATTGTCGCTATCTGTTGTAACCTTTTTTCCTATGTTATATTTAGCAGATAAATTCCATTCTTTTTTCTCTTTAAATGGTAATACTTTTATCTGACTTAAAGGCGCCTTGTTATTTGCCTCGTCTTTATTAACTATATCAATTAGGTTCCAGTCTTGTAATAAAATAGCGATTGTGTTTCTTCTTTGTATATCGTTCTCAACTAAAGTTGCCTTCTTGCCATCTAAAGCAAAAAGTTCTTTAAAATGTACTATGTAATATTTACCTTGTTTGTGCAGTATATGACACGATTGAAATAGTGTTTTGTCTTTTCTACTTGCAACGCCGATTCTTGTTAAAGTTTCTCTTACTTTTAAAAAGTCATCTGGTTGTTTGATAGTTACTTCTAACATACTTTCAGGCGACCATTGTATTTCTTCACTCATTTTTTTCTCCCACCTTTTTTCAAGGATTCTTTAATATCTTCAATTTGTTTTTCTGTAAGTATATTGAGAGCGTCTTTAGCCTTCTCATTGCTATAACCGTAATACTCTTTCACATACTCTAAAGAAGCTAATTTGGATTGCTTTAACCAGCGACCACCAAACCGTTTTTTCTTTCTTACACTATTTATTAAAAATTGAAACTGAACCTGATTACTTAGGAAGTGATAACCATTCATTTCATTTGCTTGAGGTAGAGTATCCCAAAACATAGATAAACAACGATTAATAATGTATGCTGGATATTTCTTAATCCAGGTTTCATCTGATTTCATTAAGTCCTCTTTGGACTCATTAATCGCTTTCAAGTATTCTTTTAATTCGTATGCCATTATTTGTTGCGTCTGTTATGTCTGCCCATATACCAATCACCTGGTTCGTAATTATATCTTTTACCGTGATGTCCTCGTATATCTGCATACCACATTCGCAATTTGACTATCGCTTTTCGCCAAAATGTTCTTCGTGCCATTGTATCCTCTTTAATAATTTATTTAAATTTGCAAGTTGCCATTATTTCTGTCAAGCAAGCAACCATATTTATCTCTTGGTCTGCTACAAATGCTGATTTATATTGGTATCCTGCTAATAAAAGTATTGCTTGAGGTACAGATTGAGGGTGTAGATGTTCTTTAGACGAGTCATAGATAATCCTAAACAGATCAGCAGGTGCTACTGACAAGTTATTCACTACCCATTTTCTAGTTTCGTTAAAGTCTTTCTTCTTCAAAGACGCAAATAAACTCTTTATATCTGCCTCTTTTTGATTGTAGAAGATACCACTATCAATTTTACCATTTACTGAATATCTTTGTAGTTCATTAATAGTTTTTCTGAAGTCTGGATAATACTTTTGAATCAACTCAGCAAGTACCTTTTTGTCATAAGATACCTTTTGTTCATCAAGTATTTTACCTAGTCTATTAAGTAAAGCAGTTGCTGTCTTTACCTTTTGACCATTGACTATCTTAAAATCTATTTGTGTAAATCTACTTCTTAATGGTTCAATAAACTTATAAGGATAGTTGCAAGTTAATATAAACCTACAATTCTTATAAAATGTTTCAATGAAATTACGCAAAGCAGGTTGTACTGACTCAGCATTCATATAGTCTGCCTCGTCAATTATGACTACTTTATGTTTAGATTCGGTATTGAAAGATACAGTAGAAGCAAAGTTTTTAATCTTATGCCTCAAGGTATCAATTTGTCTACCTTCATCTGAACCATTGATTACGATATAATCAGCATTTAGTTGTTCACATAAAGCACGAGCAACAGTTGTTTTACCTGTGCCTGCTGTACCTGACAACAACATATTAGGTATTTCTTTTTTCTTTAGAAATTCTAAAAATGTCTTTTTAGTTTGCTCTGGTAGAATACAGTCCTCTATTGTTTTAGGTCGGTACTGTTCAACCCATAAGAAATCCGCCATAGTCTAACTCCTTAAAATTCAGAGTCAGGTTCTAGTGCGATCCAATATTGTACAGGTTTGTTCCTGTTAACAAAATGACTTATCTTTTGTTGTGAGATTTCTACATCATAATCATCACCAATAATCTTTAAGTTTTCTGCTTTAAAGTAAGCATTAAACTTCTTATCAGTTTCTCCGATTACTTCAGAATAGTCATTTGAAGATTTATTTTTCTTATCAGTAGCAACTAACTTAATGTTTTTACCATCACCTATTACGGCAACATCTGGTAAATTTAATGTAGTAATTGCTTTCTGCAATCTAGCAAAATCTTCTTTCTTTAAAGTAAAAGATACATACTGATCTGGCATATTGATTGCTTTTGTTGGTGCAACAATAACTGACTTATCAGCAAAGAAATATTTGATTGATTGTTTATTGTTAGAGGACGCTATAGTTACATTTGAACCACCATTAAATTTTAATGCAGGTTTTTCAAACAAATCAACTGCCCTTAAAAATTCAGGCAAGTCATATATAGCAAACTCACTATCAAACTTCTCCGTCACCTCTGCTTCTGCCAAGATGTTTTTCATTGTAGAGATAGTCTGTATTTTGTTTCCAGGTTTAACTAGAATATTCTGGTTAATATCTGAAAAGTTCTTTAACACCGATATGGTGTTTTCACTTATGTTCATAATTATTCACTCCTTATTCATAATTTATAATATAGACTTCATCTTATCACAAAACAATGAGGAAGTCAATGCTCATTGCCTTCAACTTATACGATAACTCTTTTAGTTCTATTACTATCGTTTATATTAGTTTTAGAATCAATGACTCTAGTATTTTCAGGTGTTCTATTACCACTTTTTGATACAGGAACAATCTCATCTATATGATAACCACTTTGTTGAGATAGTGGTATATCATTTTCTGCTAGGATTTCTGCTCTAGTTCTTTCACCTTTTCTGGATCCTAATTTTGTAATAACTCCTAATGATTCTAAAGCAGGTATTTGTTCTTCTATATCTGCTTTTAAATATCTCAATCTAGCATAATCTTTAAATTCATATTTAGAACCACCTTCACCTTTCATAGATACTTTTGATTGATGTTTCTGATCTGCATTATGTTTAGCAAAAGAGTAGTCGTGCAATTGTCTTTTGTTTGTACCGTTTGGTAAAGTATAAGGATAATAAGTTCCTTGACTTTGCAATCTATCGTTTTCAGCATCAAAAAACATCTTAACAAATTGTTCAGGATCATTAATTGAATACTCTACATCTTTTAACCAAACATTATTCTTTTGCATTAAAAATGCTAATGTATAAAACAAATTATACAAAGATGATTTGCTAAACTTTTTAAGGTACTTTTCAGGATACACAGCACAACCGTCTGCCATTGTTCTTAAAATCTGTTTAGTAAGTTTTCTTTCTGTTTCAGAAATATAAACTTTAGATTTATCTTTGTTAATTCTACTTGATTTTACAGGACCACATACTTGATCTAATATGTGTGTTTGATTTTCAAAATTATTATTATTAATCCAACACATCATTTCAGCAGCGAATAAAGTATCACCTTTTTTAGTTAGATCATATTCACTTGTCATTCCAGATATAATCTGAAACATTGATTTAATATTTGTGTCGTGGAAACAAGTGTCAATTAAAAATAGATTATTCTTATTATAATTTAATATTCTTTTTTCGTGTACTGACATTGCAACCATACTATTAGATGTAATAAAGACTTCAACTAATTCAGTTAAGTCACCTGTATTATAAATTACACAAATAATAGGTGTATCAAATAAATATGTTTGTATTGATTCAGGTAGGTCTGTAAATTTACCTTTGATAGAAATAAGACCTGGTTGGTCATCTATTCTTAAAGCAATTTCTTTAAAAGGATTAAATTCTGTTTTACCATCAAAGTAATCTACTATTTCTTCTATTCTATGTTGACCATCTAATACTAAATATTCTTTTCCTTTAGTAAGTAAATTTTTAAAATACTCTAAATTTTCTTCTAAAAATTCTTTTTCAAATTGATCCTTCTCGTTTTCTATATCAATATCTAATTGTTCAACAATGGTTGAAATTTTCGCTAATTGAAATGTATCTTTTAAAGAAGAGCCGTTAAACAAAGTAGTTAAATAGGAATTTCTTTTATTCCCATACCATTTCGTTAAGAGTCTTTGCAATCTCTCTCGGTCGTAATGTAATAGATTATTTTTATGTAGGTCGTAAATCCATCTTACTTGTTTCTGTAATGCTTCTGAATGGACTTTTGCTGTTGTGTTTGTTATACTCATTATATACTCTTTCTGTTGCCTTAGCAACTTGATTAATTTAAGAATCAGACTTATCTAATTCTAATGTCATTATATACTAAAGAGGCGAAGAAGTCAATGCTGCCTCGCCTCTGGTCTCTTAAACTACTTAATTTTAATAGTTCTAGCCTTCTTGTGTTCTGGAATAACTCTTTCCATAGATACACTCAATAGACCGTCTTTCAGTTCAGCACCTTTGATTTCTACATCTTCGGCGATTGTAAAAGACTTTTGAAACATACGTTTGGCGATACCTTTATGAAGTACGCCTTGGTTTTCTTCAACCTCTTTCTCGGCTGTATCCTTGACAGATTTAACTGTTAATACACTATCCTCAAAAGATACATCTATATCCTTCTTACCATAACCAGCAAGTGCTAGTTGAATATCATAGGTATAACTACCTGTCTTTACGATATTGTATGGTGGGTATTTTACAGCAACCATTTCGTTGAAATTATGGTCATCTACCATTCTTTCAAAGTGGTCAAACATATTGTCAAACCCTACGGTTACCGGTCTTAATTGATTGAAAATTGAAAATGCTTTATTAGTCATTATAACTCCTTTTGTTAAGCAAGTTTATTTAAGTAGAACCCATTATGGCGTTCTACATTTATTTATATAATCATTAATTAAATAATTACAAGCCACTTTGTTGTTCACGGAGTAAAGTGGCAAATCTCCGTTTTGCGACACCGACTTAATTTCTAGGTCGGGTTTCTGCGTGAGGACTTACGA